TCGAGATGTGCCTTTTTGATTACTTTGGCATCGATTTCTGGGACCCTGCGCTTGGTCGTCTTTATTTTTATATCAAGACCCATATGTTCACCCAACTTGGCACCAGTTCCATCATGCGTTTTACCGGTGAGTTCGCTACCTACGACTTTAATACTTGGTACAACATTGCATATATGTCTTTACGTTTCTCTCTTTGGGCTCTTGAGGGCGATGATGGCGCCGGTTTCTCTGGTGATGATTCTATCTTCTTCTTTTCTCTCGTGGAAAGCGCTGCATGGTCTCTTTTTTCCCGTTACTTCTTTCTTCAGGGAAAGTTGTTCATCGGCCCGTCTAAGGATTTTTGCGGCTGGTGGCTTCTTCCTTGTGGCGCTGTCCGCAATCCCATACTTCTTTGCCTCAAAACCCTTTATCATCAGGCCCGTGGTTCACTTGATCGTTGTCTGGATTCTTATTTCCTTGAGGCTCTTGTTGCCTATAATCACGGCGATGAACTTTTCGAACATGCCCCTCGCCTGGCTGCTGAGGCTCAATCTTGGTTCATCAATTTTTGTTTTCAACATTCCTCTCTTGTTCCTCACCTGTCCCTTATTCGTGGTCGTGCCGTGTATCGTGACGCCTTCCTCCCCTTTCGTCTCCTCAAGTTGCTCTTCCCACGTTCTGAGTTCTTCTCTTTCCTTTCGCATCCCTTCTCTTTAACCTTGTAATTCGTTACGTCTTCCCTTTTCTTTTTGACACTCATTATGACCGATCAAGTTTCTGTCCCGCAACTCACTTCTACTTCTGCCATCTCCTGGGATTCTGTTCCTGTGGCTGACGTTGTTCACTTCCAAACCGGTGCTATTCATGCGATTGAGTTTCGTAAGATGCACAATTGCCAGCAACGTCTCCTCGGTCGTGGAGCGGCTGAGATTGATGGCCCGGTTGAAATCTCTATTTATGCTACGCCAAAACATTGCATCGCCTTGGCCGTTGGAGCTGTCCCCTCCACCACTAATAACACCTACGCCCCGTCTACCGTCGCTGAGGTTCTTGCCACTCCTGCCTGTCCTCCTCTTCGGGTCTCCCAGTATCAGGCTTCTATGACTCAACGTACTGAGTGGCTTCCCGGCATTACCAATACTCTCGTTGGCGAGAATACTATTACCTTAGCTGGCGGTCCCCCTCATTTTTATTTCTACGCTGAGACCGATCGTTCCACTGCCACAGACGTGCATGTGTTGCTCCGCTACAAGCTCAGACTTTCTGGTTATGGCTATCTCAAGCCATTCTGAGACGCCCCGACGTTTCCGCCTGCGGTTCAGCCTCCCGCTGGGCAACCGGATTCGTCGGGTCTCATTGTGGCTTCCACCTTGTCTGCCACCGTGGTTCCAATCGTTCCTGCCACCCCTTCTTCTTCTTCTTCTCCCGACTCTCTTCGGCCCGTCTTTCAAGGCCTCTCCTCTCATGTAGCCGTTTCCGCTCTGTCTGACACTGCCTCCATTCCACCTACTTTTTGGGATGATCACCCGAACCTTCTTTCCTTCATTCGAGTTCATGCTCATCTCTTTTCTTCGCGTGTCAAGGATGTTCCTGAGTTTCCACTCTCTTCTGTCCCCGATTTTGATCTGTTCCCAGGCACTTTTAGTTTGTCTAAGAACTCTCTATCTTATTGGGACACTGACAGTGAGAAGTACCAGGTTTTTGCCAGGTGGACCGCCGCCGATTTGACCACATATTCCCCTTCTCATTCTTCTTACTTTTATCTATATTGATTTTCTTTTTAATTCTTCCCTCTTTTTTCTCTCGGTGTTTGGGTTCTTTTCCCTTTCTCCCTTGGTCACGACGTAGCTGTGACGAGGTTCTACTTGGCAAGCCAGAATGGCTCCCATGTTGTAACAAAAAAAA